TCAAGCTTTGATTTATCGGAGGCAATTAATAAGCCCGCTTCGGTTCTACTTGCTGCGGGGATTGTAACGTCCGCACCTGTTGAGCTTGTTAATAGAAACGTTGTCGCTGTCTTTGTTGTAATTGCTAGGTTTGTCGTAGTTGTTAACCCAGCGTCAATAAAAGCGCGAATTTCTGCGGCTGTTACTTCATTTGCTCCACCCTCATTTAAAACCGTGTCGGCGTTTTGTTTATGCGCTAAAATAGCGGGAAAAACCTCAATCCAATAGTTAACATCTGTTGACGGTGTCACTCCTATTGAGGGGCTTGCATTGATATAATTATACAAACGACCGTTATACGTTGAATAATTTAAAACCGTGTCGTCGTATGTTTCGAACTCGTCAAAAGCAAGAACGCCAGTAGTTACACAAAGAGCAACTAAGTCATTGAAAATATTTATGTTATTATTATCAAAGTCCTCATTTGTTAAAAAGTCGTTCTTTGTAGTAAGGGGCGAATTTATAAGCTCGCGTAAAATTAAACTGTCGCTATTCATAATAAATTTAAATTTGTCTCATTTTAAAACCGCCGTTAAAGTTTGTCGTTTTGCCCGCATATTGCCAAAGTGGAAAATCTGAACTATTACGATCTAAAAACAAACGCGTCCTTTCTTCGTGAACGGTTGCACCACTTCGGGCTTGAGTTATTAAACGGCTTACGTCCGCTTTTTCGCTGTATTGGTTTGATTTGTTGACAAAACCCGTCGGAGTTGAGGTTATACCATTCATTGAAACGAATCTAGCGTAAGAATGATAAATTAAAATAGCTCTCAAGCCCTCGAATTTATAATCCCGCCCGCCGTATGTGTACTGTTTACCGTTCCAAAGTTCCGAATAAGTAGCCAAAGATGGCGACGCTTCAAAGTCCTCAACTAAAGCAATATAAAAAGAGTCACCCAAAAAGGCGCGTAAATCAAAATCCTGAGCCTCTAAAATTAAAGGGTTTAATTCTTTTTCCTGAGCTACATTTAATGTAATTCCTTTAAAATCTCGAATATCCGAAAGTGTTATTAATTTAGTTTCCATATCTTAACGGGTTACAGTTTCGGGGGTTGTTGTTATTCCTAGCATTTGATTTGCTTGGTCTTCGCTTAGCCCGAATAAAACCTTCATTGAGCCTTTTTTCTGCTCTTCGCTTAAATCTATACTCGATAAAATAGCCGTAAGCGCTTGAGTACCCCCAACGCCTAAAGTAACAGCCAGTAAAACCGTGTCGCTCTTTGCGTCGTCAGCTGGGGCGTCGCCATTTTTAACCCTTATTTCGTTTTTTGTGTAATAAGGCAAATAAACCGCTTCTATTGGTTTTGTTGAGGGTATAGGAATTAAACTATAATCTTGACTCGGGCAAATTGGATAGCTCCATTTTGAGAAAATATCTTTTAAAATTTCCTCAATGACTAAACGGTCGCTCGCTGTAATGTCGTTATAATAAGTCTTTGCATTTAAAAGTTCGTTACTTGAAAAGCCCGTTGAGGTTTCTAATAACAAAACCGCTGGAATAAAGAACTGTTTTCGTATTGCTTCTTGAGCGCTTTTTTCTGTGAACTCATAAAGGCGGTCATAGTTTTGAATTTCTATTTTCTCAAGCTTAATATTTTCCGCGCCGTTTTCTTCTTCTAAAACTAGAATAGTTCCCGCGCCGTCGCCGCCCTGAAATTGTTTTAAATTCTCGTCGAACACTTGGGCGTTTTCTGCAGCTTCGGGGCTTTCATCTTTTCCGACTCTCATAATATAAGAAGCGAGAAAGTTTTTAGCACTTGTCGAATGTTTAAAGCGCTTTAATTGCGCCTCTGTTTGCATATCTTCTAAAACGGCGTCGTAAGGTGCTAAAGAATATTCGTTTTCGCCGTTTACCGACCACAAATAAACCTGTCCTTTGTAGTTGTCCCAACCGCCCGCCTCTTCGACTTGAGCTTCGACCTTTGACGGGTCGTAAAGATCAATGTATTCTATTAACTCTTTTTTAAAAGTTTTTCTTTTTGTTTTTCCCCAGTCGTCGTAAATGGCAATTTTGCCAGCATTTACACTTTCAGGCGAAACAAGGCGGCAATATTCCCAGTTTATAGGCGTTGCGCTAACGTGTTGACCTAGACCGTTAAAATTTAAATGTATAGCGATTGAGTCAAAACGACCCTTTGAATTACAAATTTTACGAATAAATTTATCGACTGTTAAATTATCTTCGTTAACACGGGCTTTGTAAAAATCGGAGTCAGTCGCCCCGTTGCCCATTATAAATTTAATAAATGTTTTTAAGCAAGCTTGAGCCGTCCCGCTGTCGTTTGTAATGTCGTCGACACGTTGCGGGTAAATATTATCAAAGTCATAATTTAAAATTCCCAGCGTCTTATCTTCGAGCGCGGTTATTCTTTTTTCGACTTTTAAGGCTGTCGCTTTAATCTTTGCCATTTTATGAATTTAATTTAACCAAAGTAATTAATAAACTCTTTTTCGGGTTCTTTGGATATTCAACGCCTTTACCTTTTAAGATAGCGATTAACTCAGGGACTTTTAAATCCTCAATTGTTAAGAAGTCCCCGACGTCCTCAATTTTATCTTTTACGGCTTTCTTAATGTCCGACAAGTCGCAAAGCTCGCGCCAGTTCTCAGGAACTCTTTTAAAGAACTTAATCAAAGCGGGAACAGCTTTTAAAGCTGCGATCATTTGCTCGTCGCTTGAGTGTTCTGTAATTGTGTCACATTGAAAAGATGTTACAACCTTACCTTTATGTAAATGAAATTGTCTACTTGTTTCGCTCATAATTTTATCGTTTATATTTGTAAATTTCAGCATTATAAATAAATCTTCTATACATTCACATTTCGCCCGCTTGTTTAAACCTATTCCAGTTAAAAGAATGTTTAATTTATTCGCGTTTTTCCATTCTTGAGAATTGGTATTTTTACGCCAAACCTCCTTGTAAACCTCACTTTTTAAAACTATTTCTTTTAATTCAAGCATAAAAAAAAGGTGTAACTTATTGTTACACCTTTCGAAAATACAAAATTTATTTTAAATAAAATTCACTCTATTATAATAAAGCGTCGACAATTGCTTTAGAAGCCGCGTAGCTTGTAATAAACAAAGCATTTGGTAAACGTGGTTCTTTGTTTACATCTGTAAAGAATGTAAAATCAAAAGCCCCTTGAGTATCCGCATTGTTTGGGTCGCGCTCAATTACTGTAAGCTCAAGCCCTGACGTTGCGCCGTAAACTTCAAACGCTGAATTTCCCGACGTTCCTTTAAAATAGTTCTCTGTAATAATAACGAAACGCCCGTCTTTCATTGAGTTCAATTGTGACTTAATCGCTGGCGAAATATCAAAACCTTTGGCCATAACCGTATGGTCAAACATTTTATTAAACCCTACTTTGATTAACGAAGCTTTCGGAGCTATCGAGTTGTTTTTTCCGTCGATTTGATAAGCAACCGCGCCCGAAGCTAAAACAATATCCGTAATTGTTTCGCCGTCTGCAGCATACGAATAACTCAAAATGTCGTCAAAATTCATAATAACCGCGCGGTCTCTAGTTCCTCCCTGTATTGGAGTAGTGCAACTTTTTAGAATACTCGCGGAAATTTCGCCGCAAACAGTAGTTAAAGCAACGCCGTTAAACATTGGAGCGACAAAAGAATGAACAACCGTAACAGCAAAGGCAACGCCTACGCTTAAACTAGGCTCAAGCCCCGTTGTTGAAATAATCGCGGACAAACTTAAAAGCATTGTAAGCGAAAGTAAAAAAGAAATTAATTTTTTCATGTTTTCTATTTTTTAAAAAGATTAAAAAAAAGCGGGTTTTAAAGCCCGCTCTTTAAATTTAGTAAGCCGCTTGAATTTCGTAGTCCACGATAACTTTAGCGTCAATATTGAAAGCAAAGTCGATATGATTTTTCTTCGTTGTTCTGTCAAAGATAACGTCAAACCCACTCATTTGTGAGCTTTCCTCTGTTCCGATTTGGATATTGTCAGGAGTCAATAAAATTGCTCTGTGAGGTAAATAATACTTAGTACCGTTTGAGTAATAAGAACGTATAATTCTATCCCAAAGATTGAAAGAGAAAACCTCAATACCGCCAGACTTTAATAAAGTGATCCCGTTTTCAAGTCTCTCAGTAGTAAAGGCAACGTTTGAAGCGATTAACTCGCGTTCGTATTGGTCAGCAACCGATTGAGTAACAACGTAAACAAGTCCCGCTTTTTCTCTTAAACGATAATCTGCTCCATACTTCATGTTTTGCAAAGTGTTTGTAACTACTTTGTTTGTGGTATCTGTTGAGTCAAAAGCCTGTAAAGCAAATGAAACAGCCGCGTTTTTCGTTGCGAGTCCCGCCGTCTTTCTGTTTGCGTCAGCTCCAACAATTGCAAAAATTTGCTTAAACAAACCGTCGATTTTGTTGAAATAACCTAAAGCCGTTCCGTTTGTCAAAACGCCCGCTGGTGAGTCGTTATAGTCCGCAGCGTCAACGTCAGAGAACCAAGCGATACGATAAATCGCTTCTTGAATTGCGTCAGTTACTAAGTCCTGAACAAACATAAAGAACTCTGTAGCTGTAAGGTCAGCCTTTTGTACTCCGATTTTCAAACCATATGCCCAAAAAGAAGCCTCTAAGTCAGTCCAACAAGCCGTAAAACGATCTGAAACCGTAACAGGTTCCCAAAACTTTTCGCTCATTCCAATAGTGTTTGTTGCTGACGCGGGGTCACACCCACCAGCTCCCAAACCAACAAGTCCGCTCAAGCGTCCAAGAATTACGATTTGTTTCTTTTGTACAATACCATTTACAACGGTATGAAATTTTGATAATTCAGGTTTTGAAAATCCACTTTCAAAAACCGCTTCCGATAAAGATTTAATTTCGTCCCCGTTGAACGTCAAATCTGCTACTGTGATTAATGCCATAATTTAAAATATTAATGTTTTGTTTTGATTACTTTAATAATTCCGCGCGTCTCGCTTCGGCTTTCTCTTTGATTGATTTTTCCACTATTGGAGTAACTACAGGTTTAAAAGCTGCGCGAGCTTGTGGCGGCGTGTGATTGCTTCGAACTAGAGCTAAAGCCTCCATTTCTTCAACTACTTTTAAAGCTGTTGCGTTTGCCTCTGTTTTCTCAGTTTCTAAAACTAAGTTTTGAGCTGTCAACGCTTCAATTTTTGCGTTTAATTCTTTGATTGAATCTTCAATCATTGGCTCAGCTGGTGTAATTGTCATAATTACCCCGTCAACTACTTCTAAAATAGTTCCGTCCTCAAGCGTGTATGTTCCGCTTGTCGCTGGCGCACCGTTTAAAGTTGCAGTATCTCCGACCATTAAGTCAGAAAACGGCGTTTCCAAAGTTCCTAAGTCGGTAACTAAAGTCATTGCCAACGCTTCGCGCGTTGTTGTCGCTACGGCTGTCGCTGTCCCAGCTAAAACCGCCATAGCTAAAGCCATTCGGCTCATTAATGGTTTGTTCATTTCATTTTGTTTTTGTGTATAAATAAGCGCAACCGCGCGCGCCGTTTCTTTTTGCGTAATACTTGACGCGAATTTCATTTTAATACATTGTTCAGCTGTTAATGAGGTTTCAATAGCCATTAACCCGCTAATCGCTTCTTTTGTTACCCCTGTCGCTTTTGCGTACATCTCGATTAACTCGCTTTCAGTTTCTTTTATTGAGTCTGCTAAACTTTGAAGCTGTGAGGCGTCACCCGTTACACTTTGCAAAAAAGGATTGTGAATTAAATAGTTACAACCTTCTTGAATCATTCTATTTTGAAGCGGAACGCTTAAATGTATAGCCGTTGCAATTGAGGCGCAGTTATTCTCTGCAATTGTAAAACAGTTTTTTAGTGATCCTAAAAATTCAGCTATTGAATTACCGACCGAAACAAAACCGCCGTTTGAGTCAATATGTACATGAATAGCCTCAACGTCGCCAAGTTCGGAAACCTGAGAAACAACGTCGATAAGCTCAACGCCTTTTTGAGAAACCGCGCCGTTATCGTCGTAGCTGTTCCCTATTTGTCCATTAATATAAACGTGTCCTGTCATAAATACAAAACTATTTCTTAAATTCGGCGAAAAATTAACCCACTTTTTACAATTATGGAATTAATACACGTTTTAGGAATGGGCGAAAGTCTAAAAGAATATAAGCCCGACGGTTGTACGACGATAGGCGTTAACGATATTCACGGAAAAATTAAAACGGATTTCGTCGTTTGCGTTGACGTTCCGACGGCTTTTAACTCTGAGCGTTTAGCAACCTTAAAACAAACAAACTGCGAGGGCTTTTATTCCCAGCTTGACGAATGGGCGTTTTTACCAAACTTTAATAAAATAGAATTTAACAGAGGGCGGGGCTTTGTTTCTGAAATTGATAATAATAAATTTTGCTACTCAAATAATAGTACATACGTCGCTGTTATTTTGGCTTTTAAAATGGGGGCTAAATGTATTATTTTACACGGCGCGGACTTTCAGACTCACGCGCATTTTAAAGGCAATTCAAAAGATAAAGTGTTAACCGATTTTAAAGAGTTAAACAAAGCTTTAAAAGCTCGCGGGGTAACTTTGTACGTTGGCTCAAGCTTTAGCGCTTTAGCTGCATTTTTGCCGATATTTCAGAGTAAAAATTAAAACTTTCTCTCTCAATACATTTTAAAAATATTAAATCTTTGTCGTCGTTTTTATAGTTCATTGAATTGTGACCATTGCCACCGCAAAGCCCAACGCCGTGTTTAATTCCTAACGATAAGAAATTATAAGGTTTAAAAGTTTTCCCCTTTAAAGTTTGCCAAAGATAAATATCTAAATAAATAACGTCGTCGGCTGGAAATTTAAATTTTGCCTCGCAGCTTATTAAAGTGTTCATTAATGAAGCCCGCCCCGAATGTTTTAAAACGTTGTATTTTCTTTGTCCTAAATGATAGTAAATCGTTTGATCCGTTCCGAAAATGTCAGGACGTCCCGAATTTTCCCAGTTTTCCGAAAGCGTTTTAATATAATCTTTTGAATAATAGTCATCGTTTTCCATTATTAAAACACAGTCGCACCCCTTAGCCTTTAGAATATTAAAACCGCGTCTTACTCTTTGGGTTAAATCGACCGACTTACTCAGGGGCTCATAATTTACCAGCTCTATAAAGTCAGGGTAAACCGTTTGATTGCCGGCCATTAAAAGACAATGATTTAAAAAGTCTTTTCGGTCGCGCCTGTCAGGAATTAATACGCCTATAACCATTCTTTTAATATGCAAAAGTTAAGACAAGAACCGTTTTTAAAATTACGGTAATCTTTAGCGCCTAAAAGTTCACCGATAAATTGATCCGTATTTGAATAACCCGTCCAGCCTAAACGTATAAAAACATCCTTGAGCGGGTTTTTAATCCAGTTCGGCGAAGCTGAAATATAATTAAAATCTCGATTGAATGTAAAGAAGTTTTGAATTATTACTTTTTTCCCGTCAAAATAAGAAACGCAACTTTCGCCCTCAATGATTAAAAAAATAGCTGTTTGCGTTCTATTGAATCCTTTTAGAAATCTCTTTAATCCTTTGGAATTAAAAAATAGAATGTCCCCATTTTTGATAAACTCGTTTTTCATAATTTTAATTTTTGGTAAATATAGTTTTTATTTAATTTCTGTTATGATAAAATTCATATCTGTAACCGTAAGATTTCTTGCACCTGTTGTATTCGTAGCGTGTATTTCTAAGTAGTCGCCCGCAACATGTGAAACAACGCAAGCGAAAGAAACACTCTCATTTCGCCCGTTACTATTTGAAGTTGATTTAGTTTTTGAGGGTGTTCTAATTGCACCTAACTTACTGTCATAGAATCCGAATTGATAAACATCTTGAGCTGTACCCGTAAATGATAATATACATTGAATAAGATACTTTCTAGTTACTGTTGCATCGTTTGTCAATCTATTATTTAAAGGCATTAAGTATTTAGAATTATCTATACTAGCTGTTGTTGTTCCTGCTACCTTATAGAATGTATTAGTAACACTTACTGTAGTAGCCGTTGTATTACCTTGCATATAAATTTGACCGTTCACGGCGGTATTTGAAACCCCAACGCAATTAATAAACAAGGCTTTATTTGATGTTTGATTAACCCCAGTTATGTAAGTTCCACCCCCTGAAAAATTAACCGTGTCCAAAATATATCTTTCATCTTCTAAAAATACAGTTGAGGCGTTAACGCTTACCCCCGTTTCGCCTGACAATACAATAAATGAACTATAAATAATTCTAAAACGTCGCGAGACTGTCAATGTCGCGGGTAAAATTATAGCTGTGTTCCCAGTGTTACAGTCAATTAAAGAATTGTTTATTGCGATTGTTCCGATTGTACCGTCAAAAGTTAAGCCGCCAGCATTAAGAAACGCACAGTCTGCAAAGTTTACGTTACTCATATCTTTAATCGTGCCAATTACGGCGCAATTTGTAAAGTTTACCCCGAACCAGTCCAGAGCCGTATTAACCCCGTCACC